TACCCGGGTATATTACTAATACACTTGAAGGTTCTGATGCTTCAAATAATTCACTTATAAACATAGTATTTCTTTCTCATAACATATTTATAACAGTTTAAGGAACTAGCACTGGTGCAGAGAAGTCATCTTCTTTATCCCATGATAACATAAACAAAGTATAATCACTGGCAGTGGGTAAAGTTACACTAAAATATCTCATTGTTCGTGCAGTTTGTACTAAGATATTATGTTGTACGCCCCACCGTTTTAACTTAGTATGTATATGTTTCTGATACGTACCTGCTGTTACTCCACCAACTCGTCCCGGTAATGTAAATTCTATTCTCATAATTTTTAAGGTAAAAAAAATAGACTGAATAATCAGTCTATTCTATAAGTATTTATATTACTTAGGTGTAGATCGTGTAAAGTCTGGCATTTGATCTAAGTTACCTCTGAATTCATAATGACCAATATGATTTAGAAGTGTTTTAGAATGTGCCCAAATCTCTCCACCAAGTTTCTGCCATCTACGACAGAATAACCAATCTTCTGATAAGTAATGACCCTTTTCGTCAATCTCAGTATCAAAGATAGCAAACATAGTGGGTTCATATTGCTTACCCAAACCAACATCATCTACATATTTTGTTTGTGGATATGCAGCACATAGCTTTTCATAAACATCACGCCTAAAGATTAAGAATCCAGTGCCCATTGTATCAACAGTAAATACATCACCCTGAATTTTTGTTTGTGGTAATAAGTTGATTACATAGTTAGTTGGAATTGATTTCTTAGGATAAAGGCCACCAATTACTTCTTTTTCATAAGCTAGCATTTGAAAAATTGATTCGGCTTCAAATCTAATATCGGCGTCAATGAACATAAAGTGAGTTGCTACTGTATTTGTCATCATCTTAGCCATAAGATTGTTTCTACCTCTGGTAATCAAACTTTCATTTACCATAGTATCTAGACTCCAGTTTAATCCAGCCCTGGAGGCCATTAATACAAATTTAAGTAGACTGGTTACTGTTGGTTCACTCATCATTCCCCCATAACAAGGAATTCCAATGTGTAAATGAGTTTTACTGAAGTTATAAGGAACTCGTTCAACTGGTGGACCCTCTTCTTGTACTGCAGCCGCACTATTTTGTTTCATTATATCTGTAATTTGCTGAACTACTGAAGTGGCATCTTTACCTGGTAATGAAATTTCAGGTTTTTCTGGCATCGCTGTGATAATATTAGGTGTAGTGTTTTCCATTGATTTAACTTTATTGATGTTGTGTAATAACTAATTTGTGTATCGTACCTATTAGGCCTGGAGATATTAATTTAATCATGTCCGCTATTCGTGGATCATTAGTATAAAAATATCCGCCTCGTTGGTATTTACTCGCGGTCCGTAGTCGGTATAATAAATTGTCTGAGATTTTTATCTGGTCACCAAGACTAATTAAGTAATTGGCAACTGAATTTTTGTCATGATAGTTGTAGAATCCTTCTTTAATTAAAATTTTCCATTCATATCCATTTGATTTCTTTACTAAAATATGACCTTCATCTAATACTACTAATTCTGTATCATCTTCTAATCTAGATACTTGAAGGATATTATTGCCCCATTCTTGTAACTGATTATTAGCTACTTCATATAAATCAGATTCGGTCTTGGCATATATAGTAAAAAAACTACCCTCAAGTCTGAATTTGAATCCAAGGGTTTTGTCTCTGTGTAACTTTGCAAAATCTATTAATTGAGCATAGTTAGCATTTTGTGTGGAATTATACCAAACAAAATACTTAGTATTTTTTGTGGAAAAATATTTGTTGCTGTCATTAGCCCATGCCACTCTCTCAAGTAGCGTATCAGCATCAGTTTCTGACCAATAACAAATAATTCTGCATTTCGGTACATGATATTTCAATGAGTAATAAAACTGGTTAAAGAATTTCTTCTTTGTAGAAACCAGTTTTACTCCTGGATTGAACTTAGTCCAATCGTATAAAGCCATGCTCATCCACCAATGGTAATGTTGTATCTAATGGTAATGCTAAGTTGTAAGTGATAGTATCAAAGGTCAATTTCTCGTCAACACAATCAATATTAACAACAGAACCATTGGGTAGTCCCTCAAACAAGATTTTCTTACTAACTGGAACTTTAATAAGATCATTAATAGCTCGGGCCAGTGGTCTTGCACCCATTTTATGATCAAATCCCTTAACTAACAAATGATCAACTGCTGATTCACTTAGACGAATTTTAAGTTGCTTCTCGGATAATAGATCATTGATCTCAACTATGAACTTTGCAACAATTTTCTTCATACTGATGCGATCCAGATGACCGAATTTACAAATAGCATCAATACGATTGCGGAATTCAGGCTTGAAGAAGTCCTTTACCGCTTTGTCATCTTCTCCAGTACGCTGTAATTCTTGTCCGAAACCAATTTGATTGCGTTCATTGTCAGCAGCACCTAGATTACTAGTCATTACCAAGATAGAATTCCTGGCATCGGCTCGCTTACCATTGCTAGCAGTAACAAATCCTTCATCCATGAATTGTAACAAGATATTGGACACATCAGGATGTGCCTTTTCAATTTCATCAAACAATACAATAGCATTAGGATTCTTTTCCAATGCACTAATCAGTAATCCACCACCTAGATTAGCATCGTCATACCCAACATACCCAGGAGGAGCACCAATAAGTTTAGCTACACTGTGTTTCTCTTGGTATTCACTCATGTCAAACCTGATCATTTTCATGCTAAGGTTTTCTGATAATAGTTTTGCTAGTTGAGTTTTTCCAGTTCCAGTTGGTCCTAAAAACAAGAAACTACCAATAGGACGATTTAGAGTCTTGATGCCAGCCTTGGCAACATAAATCTTCTCTAGTACATCATTGATTACAGAGTCCTGTCCATATAGGCCTTGACGAATATTAGCTTCAAGATTAGCCAAACTGTTTGGTGCATCTGCTCCAATTTGATCCGCTGGAATCTTAGTGACCTTGCTTATAGCCTCTACGATATGGCTTTTATTGATAACAAATGTTCCCATATTTTCAGGAATGATCTTTTGTTTAGCACATGCAGTATCAATTAAGTCAATCGCCTTGTCAGGTAGTTTCTTATCAGTTTGATAGCGGACACTGTAGTCAACTGCAGCGTCAATTGCTTCATCAGTGATAGTTCCACCGTGGAATTTCTCAAAATGTTTTTTGATACCACGCAAGATTTCTTTTGCTGCTACTGAAGTAGGTTCATCTACAGTTAGACGATAGAACCTACGCATAAGTCCACGATCTTTTTCAAAGCTTTGGCTATATTCTTCCCAAGTAGTACTAGCAATTACTTTGATCTTGCCGCGAGTCAATGCTGGTTTGATCATATTGCTAAAATCAACTGAACTTGATGAACCACTACCAGCACCACGCATTTGATGGGCTTCATCAATGAATAGAATGGTCTTGCCTTTAAGGTTTAGTGCCTTGAGTACATCTTTTAGCTTTTCTTCAAACTCACCGCGATACTTAGATCCTGCCAACAGTGATCCAATGTCAAGATTATAAACTACATATTCTTTTAGATATTCTGGTACATCTCCGTTAACGATATTACGAGCTAGTCCTTCAGCTAGAACTGTTTTACCGACACCAGGATCACCTACTAGTAACACATTGGCCTTATTACGCTTAGCCAGTACCTGAGTCATTTCAGTTAGTTCAGCATCACGCCCAATGATTGGATCAATTTCACCAGCCTTAGCCATTTCATTTAGATTTGTACAATATTCAGCAAGGATGTTATCTGCTTGTGCATTCATAGCAGAATGATTGCCGCCAGATTCGGCATAATGTTGATGATACATGGTAACAACGGTTGCCCTATCAAATCCATATTTCATGAAGAAGTATGCAGCATAGCTATTTGTTTCAGTTAGGATGCTAAGAAGTAAATCAACTACTTTAATTTGTCCTCGACCGCCAAAAAGAACTTGAGTTAATGCACGATTAAATACTCGTTCTAAACTTTGTGTTTTCCGTGGAGCAGAATTAGTAGTTGAAATCAAATAAGTTTGATCCTTCAGGTATTGAATCAAATCAGTTACTAGCCCATCAATATCAGCACCGTATTTTTGTGTAATTTCTTTAAATGGAGCATACTGTGCAATAGATAATGCAAGATGCTCCAAAGTTACATATTCGTGCTTGAATTTCTTTGCTGAGTTACTAGAATTTAAAATAATAGTTTCAATTTCAGTATTAGATTGTGATGCCATGTATTATTTTACCAGTTGTTGTAGTTGTTGAAGCTGAGTTGCGGATATAGTTTGTGGAACTGTTATTGCTATCTCTATATATAGATCACCTCGTACTGTTTGATTAATTACCCATAGTCCTTGTCCTTGAATTCTAAATTTGGTACCTTGTTGAGTGCCTGATGGAATAACGATTTCAAAGTTTTTACCATCCAGTCCTACTACCGTATGCTTTGTACCGATGATTGCATCAATACAATTGATAGTAGCAGTCTGTAGTAAGTCTGTTCCTGCAGTTTGGAAGTTTGGATGTTGACGAACACGGAATTCAACATACAAATCTCCAGGTGGTAGAGCAGTATTGGAATGATCACCATGCCCTGGGCATCGCATTTGCATACCAGTCATGACGCCGCGTGGGACATCTACTGTTACTGTTCGAGTACCGTTACCTTGTTGAACATTAATATGTTGTGCTTGATTTTCTAATGTAGACTCTAATGAGACTTCCATCATTACACGCAAGTCTCGGTTTTTTGCTGGTTGACGGAATTGTCCGAATGGATCACCGTTTTGGAACCCACGCAGAATATCACCGAAATCCATTCCTTGTCCAAAGTTGAATTGGAATCCTGGATGCCCACCATGATGATGTTGTTGATTACCATGTACCCATTGGGCTCGTTTGTCTGGGTCACTTAATGTTGCATAAGCTTCCTGAATTTCTTGAAATTTAGATTGTTCACCACCACGATCTGGGTGATGTTGCATTGCTAATTTTTTGTAAGCCTTTTTAATTTCCTCTGGTGATGCAGATTCGGCCACGCCTAAAATGTTGAAGTAATCTTTCATAGTTTTTGTCTTTGATAGGAGAAAAGGTATAGTAGTATTATACTATACCTTTTGAGTTTGTCAAGTGTTTTATTTCTTTTCTGGAACCGCGGTACCCTCTAATTTTTTATGCACTTTGATTTTCTTGCAATCTTGTTTGACAGTACCGTCTTTATTTTTAACTGGTACTCCAGCTTTATCTACCTTATCATGGCAGACTTCTTTAACTTCTGCTTCGGCATATACTGGATTATTTAATGATAATGCAGTGATGCCAGCAATTATACATATTGACCAAAATAGATTTTTCATAGTTTTCCTTATAAAATTGGATCCTGTATTGGAGCAGGACCTGGTTTTCCACCGAACCCAGTTATTACTTGTGGGGCTGCTGAAGAGGTGGAACCGAAACCACTTGCTGGTGCTGGTGCTGATGAACCAAAACCACTGGGTGACCCGAATCCGCCTGTTTGAGGAGCGCCAAATGCTGGAGCCCCGCCTGCTGATGAACCGAAATTGCCATTACTTCCTCCAAATCCACCACTGTTAGTTGGTTGATTACTATTATTTACTGATACTGAACCTTGGCCTGGAGGAACATAAGTTGTACCTGCTCCTGGCCCGAAACTTCCTATACCACCTGTTTCAGCACCATTTAGTTTCTCTTGTGTTCTACCGTGTGCAGCAATACCTAACACTGCGCCCATCGCAAGATGAAATAGTCCGGCACCTTGCAGTGTTAATGGTTGCCATTGTGAAGTAATTCCTCCATGAAATAATGCTTGAACCATAGTCCATAAGACAGGTGCGAGCAGGAAATCAAACATACAGATTACCATATACATATAGCCCATCAACGGTCGCCACTTTGAATTCATCCAGTCTTCTTTTTTCTTTCCTGCCATGATATTCCCCGATTATAGTGTAATTGGTAACACTAACCAAATGGCCTGCGCCATAACCATAGCACCAACTGCACCAACTGCGATGCTGCCCCAAAACAATGACATTGAGACTGCTAAAATACTTGCAGTTAATAATACAATAGCGATTTGAAACAAGCTACCTGCATATGTATAAAATGGACTACGCTGTTTTGCAGAGGTTCTCTCAGCTTCTAGTGCCCTAGCTTTTAGCATTAACTCTTTTTTACCTTCACCAGTAACGGTATCACTTTCATAACTAGCAGCTTTAGCAGCATATTTTTCTGCATTCTTTACATTACCACTATCTTCTGCTTGGGCAGATGCTAATTCATATGCAGTTTGTTTGATACTTTTCGCTTGATAGAATCCCCATGTATCATTAATAGCTAGGGTGTCATTAAGTACTTTACTACTATTGCTGCCACCAATAAGAGTAGTAACGGCCAAGAGAGCAGCAAGAACAGTAATAAGCCAACCGGCTTTGTCTTTGATATCTGCTTCTCGTTCGGATCTTGATCGGGGCTTAACTTCTGTTGTCATTTTTATGCTCCTAATATATGTAATGCATGATTGTAATGCTTAATGCGATCGGCTAGCCCAATGACACCACCATTGATAATTTTTGTCATCTGTTCAATATCACCAACATCTGCCCATCTATTTAAATTGTTAGTTTCCCAGAACCAACAAGCTGACTGAACAGCACCTTCAAATGTAGCCAAAAAGTCAGGAACATCTTCTACTGCTGTTTGAATACTATCAGCAAATGATTGATAGTTATTTTTACCAGTGAGTTGAACTAACCCACGACCACAATAACGGAATCCATCTCCTGATGCTTCATCACCATTGCCCATTCTATTAGCATATACTTTATTAGCAATAGCCTCTTGATGGTGAGCATATTGTTGGGCTATTGCATCATTAGGGAAATACTTTGGAAATACTTTCCTTAGAGTTTCTGCACGATAGTTTAGGTTTTCTTTTAATGCACAAAACCCACCACTTTCGTGAGCGCATTGAGCTAAAAATGCGGCCATTCTTTGTGGACTAGTGATATCATAATCTGGCAAGCATTGAGTCAATGCAGAATGCCAATAATCTAAGTAAGGATTTCCTGGAATAATCTGAGCTAATTGTTCTTTTTCTAACATAATTGATACTTTCCTGATTTATTTTTGTGCTTCTTCAAAAATCTTCTTTTGTTCCTTATACCAAGTTTGCCAACCGATTAATTTTTCTCTGATTTCGTAGTAGGTTCCGTAGTTTTCAACGACTGTTCCGAGGAGGTCACTTGCTTTAACATTAGTTAATGCTGTTACTTTTAATTTTGGCGGAACTTCTAATAACATTTCAGGCACATTGGGAAATGTTATGCTTACTGGTACAACTGTTGCGCATCCAGATAGTATACAAAAAAGTAATAATATGCTATAGCTTTTCATATTTTGCTCCTGCAGTTTTCAAAATGCCATCTCGTTGCATTAGCTTTACTAGCTTCAGTGAAACAATACGGACAAGAAATTTTAGACATTTTTTTACCAGTAAATAATTTTTTTAAGATATCGTAATGATTTTCTTTTACTGCATTTTTCCAATTTCCTGATTTACCACGATTTGTATTATTCTGTGATATTTTTTCTTTTGTTCTATCAGTATGTTTCCTGCCAGTGGCAGCGTCTGATATCTTTTTTATATGCTCATCGGAATATTCACCTGATTTTCCTTTGTTCCACGGAACTGATGATCCACCAAATCGTTTATTATAGGTAGTTTCTGGACTTTTTATCAGTTGTTTAATAATTTTTTGTTCAAATGTAAATGCCTCTGCACAAGTACCACAAAATAATATTTCTCTAGAAAAGTCATCTGGTCGTTCCAGGTAACAGACCATCATTTCTTTACTTGAGCAAACATATCCATCTGTTACCGAGCCTTTGTGATATCCTACATATATTTTAGCAGTTAATTTATCTGACCAACAGTAAGTGAATGCTTCTTTCATTATTTACCTTCTGGGGTTAAATTTAATTCTTCATTTGATGCAGCCGCATTATGTAATCTTAATGCCATCTCTGTAATATTACATTGTGCATCTAATTCTTTGGCAACAACCTCTTTGATAATTTCTTTATTTGCATATACTGTTTCCTTGATAACCTTGATTTTTGTAATTACTTTGGTTTCTATAATAGTGTTAATTTCTTTGCTTTTTGTTTCAGCAACTTTTAATTTAGCTTCTAACTCAGTAACTCTGGTCTGCCATATTTGTTCAACTACTCTACCACCATACAAATATGTTCCACTACTCAACAATAATACACCTAATATTTCAATAACTAATTTGAATTTATAAATTGGTGGTACCCATACTAGTACCTTACTTCCTATATATGATACAAAACCTATTGTTAATATCAAATAAGTAAAAAATAATACCCAACTATCTGGGAGCCATTGAACTATCCACATGTTATTTTAATCCCGCCATTACTCGTAAGCTTTCAGTGTATTCATTTTTTGGTGCAGTAGTAGTAACTTTAACACCAGCCGCTGTTTTAAGTTTATCAACTTCTTCAGTTGATTTGTGTTTTAACTTTCTATATTCTTCTGGTGTAGAAGGAACTATATCGTTAAGTGCCTCTTTACTAAAAGGTTCACTGCGTGATGGTTTATAATATTCCAATGTCCATTCATCAATTTCAAGTGAAGTCAACCTTACTAAATCTTCAAACAAGTCATAGATGTTGTCAAGAATCCCTTCTTGTCTTTCAGCTTCAATGAATACCATGTATGCACCATTATCAAGTTCACCTGAACTTACATCAGCATCTGCTACCCAAGCATAACCTTTTTCTACAAAGTTGACTAAATCAAGTGCTGGTTCCTTACCTTGCACTTCAAAACTTAATACTAGGATATCCTCATCTGATCCCATTTTACTTTTGAATTCATCAATTACAACGACAGGTTTTACTAACCGTTTAAGATCACCGGCTTCTAAACCTTCATTAAGCTGGGACTTGTTGGACATTTTGTTGTTCATTTTGGTCGAGGCCTTGGATTTGTTCATCTTCTGCTTTGTAGACATCATCATCTACACCTGTTTCATATGCACTTTCAATATCTCCAACATTAACTGTGTCAGCTTCAAGTTCTAGACTACCACGGTTAATATCTTGCATTAGTTGTTTAGGCATAATAATTTCAACTAGCCATACTGGTTTTTTTGCCATACGAGGAACTTTAGTGCCAGGTTTAAAATCATCATATGAATGTACTTTTACTGGATAAAATAATACATCTTTACGATACCTAACTTCACAGTCATAATCAAGCAATCTTTCTCCACCGCGTGGATCGGGCATCAATTTGTACGGCCACATAAAAGTACATTTTACAAAATACTTTTCATAGATTGGTCCTTCAACTAGTTCACCCTTATTCCAGTTTTCAAATACATAAAGGTCTAGTTCATCTATGACACGTTCAAAGTCCATTAGGCTTTCCAATGAACTATCGGACATATAGATGTTTTTTATATTAGTAACAATGTCTTTAATATGAGTTGTCATATCTTCTCTCAGTTATAGTTATTTATTATTTTTGCAATAGCTTTGCCTTTAACAACCAAAAGTAGAAGCAGAAACTATACTTATCTTTGAAAAATATAATTTATATGCTAGTAAAAACCCGGTAGCAAACACCTTAAATACTTTTGTGAATAGTTCACACAAGTCAAAAATAGCAACCGCGATAGGAGACGCACTTGACATCAAAACGTAAAACCCGGGCTACCCATATGGCCCATAACGTTGATCCAACCAACAACACCATCAGCTTCAATAACTATGTTCAACAAAAGAAATCTGTGGTGTTGTTACCAAAAAGTTTGAAACAAGAAGAGTATATTGATTTATTGACTGACCCTAAAAAACTAATAGTATTTGCAACAGGTCCTGCTGGAACTGGTAAAACTATGTTGGCAGTGATGGCTGCAATTAGGGCTTACAAAGAAGGAAAAGTAAATAAAATTATAATTACAAGACCCGCGGTTGGGGTTGATGATGAGCAACACGGATTTTTACCAGGAGATTTAAATGCTAAAATGGCACCGTGGACAAGGCCAATAATGGATGTAGTCGGTGAATACTATAACCCCAAAGAAGTCGTGCGTATGCTAGAAGAACAAACTATAGAGATATCTCCCCTAGCATATATGAGAGGCAGAAACTTTAAGCGTAGCTGGATCATTTTTGACGAAGCACAAAATGCAACAATTAACCAAATGAAAATGGTTCTTACTCGCCTCAGCGAAGGGTCTAAAATGGTAGTAACCGGAGACTTAAATCAGATGGATAGAAAGTTTACAACAGATAATGGGTTGAGAGACTTCATTGCAAAATTGTCGGCTTCTAGAAGTCATGCTATCGCTAGTGTTGAATTTGCTAGAAAAGATGTTCAACGGCATCCAGTAGTTGCGGAGGTATTGAAGCTATACGGAGAAGATTAATCATAGAAAACGGGCCTTAAAGGCCCGTTTATCATTCATTTATATTGAGTTCAACTGTCTGGTTGTTCTCGGAGTAGTTTCCTGTAATCTGCACGCCAATTATGGGATTCTTCTTCATTGTAGGGTAATTCAAGCACATTCATCATTTTGTGCTTTACTCTACGATTTGGACTTCGCCACTTACCAGCATCATTGAATCCCATCATAACACCGACTTCGGCTATTGCCCCACTGCGGCAAATTCCTGCTACACAATGAACTACTACATTCATATGATTGGCAAGAGCATGTTGTAATAACTTTACAATTTCTTCAGCTTGCTTATCAGTTATCTTCAATGCCTCATCATTGATAGGATCAGCATCTTCCAAATCCAAAAATTCAAATTCATGCACTTCTTTAAATTTGTATTTAGGCTCTGGTTTCCAAGTAGGACATGGGTCATAAATCCTAATCAACATACTGTTAATACCAGCTTCATGATGGTATCCGTTGGCAACATCGGATAATGCAATATTTTCTATCCAAGACATTGAGTGAACTCCAAATTAAATAATTTTACGCTGATGAATTAATTCTTCAAATGTAGCCCACAATGCTTCAAATCGTAATGAAGCAATACGAACAATGGCATCAATGTCTGAATCAACATCACTGCGTTTATTAAATTGTTTCGTAAGATGACTAGTAAGCATTTTAAGATCATCTATTGTACCCCATGCTGAATGAATTTGCTGCTCTAGGGTAAAACGATCAATCTTATTCTCTGAATGAGCGTATATCTGTGCAATCTGGTCTTCAGTTAAAGGTCCATCATCAGGTTCATAAGTTTTATATTGATCCGGGCCCAATGAATCAATAAACTCATTATAATCTTCAGGCAGCATCCAATATGCAAGAACAATCTTGATACTATCTACCAATAATGGATCATCAGTAGCTTCAATATTGTTTATTAAGGCAGCTTTAAGCTCATCAACTACAATTGCTGCTGTTTGTTTATCATCAATCTTATTTTTTGTCATAATTTATTCCTATTGTTAATAATATCATAAAACAGTTGGAAGGTCAATACTATTTCCATTTTAATAACCACAAAATATAATCACTTTCATTAAGTTTAGCTGTAATATTAAAAATATATGCATAACTAGTTGGATCATGATGCCTATGCCACATTGGTTTTTCAACCGCATTCGCCATGATCCATTGTCCCTGTTCACTGTCTTCCCATTCTGCAATATCAGATGAAGCATATAATACTGGATCATCAACATCTATTATTTTGAAAGAGTGAACCAATACAGTGTGGACTTTAATGGATTTAATTTGATTATCTGGAGTCATATTAGTGTTAACATATCCTGTTATTGGATAAAAACTATTACGACCAGGAATAGGCATACTATTCGTCAATAGTTGCTTCAAGCAACCTAATCATTCCTTGTACTGAGGCTTCATTCATAGTTACACTAACACTACCACCACCCTCAATATTAATAGTTAATACAGTATCTCCTTCATTATCAATACCAACTGAATATCCACCTCCAATTTGGCGGACAGGACCATTAATATATGGTACATGTTCTGGATATTTTCCGTTGTTGAACCAATTAAACATCATATTAACTCCGATAATTGTTTTGCTGTATATGGGGCTAATGTCCATCCTAAATGTCCATGCCCAGTGTGATAAAATACTTTTGGATTCTTTTTGCTTTGTTTAACTATAGGCATCATATTTGCAGTCATGGGTCGCAAACATGCCCAACTTGAATAATCACTAGTATTAACATTTGGCAAATTCTCATGAACCCAATTCAATAATGGTTCAATCCTATCACGCCGAATATCATAATTCTCACCAGTTAATTCCGCAGTACCTGCCACTCGTAATCGTGTACCTAAGGTAGAAGTTACTATCTTTGCTTGATCATCTAATAGACTAACCTTAGGTAATGCATCAATTGATTTTTTATCGGTCGCATTAATAGTAATACTATATCCTTTTACTGGATAAATGTCCAAAGAATCACCAATAGTGTTAGCTAAAGCCACGCTTCCTACACCGTTTGCTACCACTATACGATCATAACTATCAAGGTCTTTAATAAGGTGATTTATTTTAGTATCAAAACAAAATTCAACTTTATATTTTGTTATTAGTTTATTGGTTAGTAATTTACAGAATTTATGTATATCACCAGTCCAATCGTCTTTAGTAACTGCACCACCAATTACACCTTGAATATCTTTTAATGCAGGATCATATGT